AGCGTAATGCCGACCTCCGACGCCGAGGGCAAGGACTGGAGCCTCGCCCGCTACGAGCGGCACCAGCCCGACACCGTCACCGACATCGGGCCCGGCAACGGCACCTACGCCCGCCTCTTCCGGCCCGCGCACAAGGGCCTCTGGTGGACCGGCATCGAGATCCACAAGCCCTACGTGGCGAAGTACAAGCTCCGCTCCACGAAGACGCGGACCATGTACGACGAACTCCACATCGAAGACGCGCGCGCCTCAGCGCCGCACCTCTTCCACCGCGACCTCGTCATCGCCGGAGACGTCCTCGAACACATGCCGCGCGAAGACGCCGTCGCGCTCCTCCACCGCATCGCGGCCGGCCCCGACGACGCACCCGGCCCCGCGCACATCCTCATCAGCGTGCCGATCGTCGCGTCCCCGCAGGGCGCGGTGGACGGCAACGAGCACGAGGCGCACCTACACCAGTGGGACCCCGACGACATGGACGCCGTCCTCGCGCAGCTCGGCGGCACCGTCGAAACCCTGCGCGGGCGGACGCTCGGCGTGTGGTGGTGGAGCCGGGTCTGACCGCTCCGCACCTTTGGCCAGACCTACACGAGACGGCAGCGGTGCGGTCACAGAATCGACACAAGCACCCCAACTGGCAAGCCCGGCACCAGAGCTGGCCCCACACTGAGCGGACTCTCAACCGCCGCACAGGGGGACCACATGCGCCGCGCCACCATCACCACCACGCTCGCCACCCTCAGCCTCGCCGCCGCCCTCACCGCATGCGGGCCCGGCGACGCCGAAGTCACCACCGACGCCGACAAGCCCGCCGCCACCAAGAGCGACGACAAGCCCAAGGACAAGCCCGCCCCCACGAAGAGCAAGGCGAAGAAGGCCGCCGGGATCGGCGACACCATCACCCTCAAGGGCTTCGAAGGCGAGAAGATCGCCGTCACCGTCCTCAAGGTCGCCGACAACGCCAAGAGCGGCGACGGATTCAGCGTCCCCGAGGACGGCAACCGCTGGTACGGCATCCAATTCCAGCTCGTCAACGTCGGCACCAAGCCGTACCACGACAGCCCCGGCAACGGCCTCCAGGTCCAGGACGCCGAGGGCCAGCAGTTCAACGGCGTCTTCGCCGACATCACCGCCGGCCCCTCCCTCGCCTCCGACGTCCGCCTCGCCCCCGGCGCCAAGGCCCTCGGATGGTGGACCTTCGAGGTCCCGAAGGGCGCCAAGGTCGCGCAGGTTCAGATGGCGCTCAACAGCGGCATGGCCGACCAGAGCGGACAGTGGAAGCTCCAGTAGCAGCACGCCCGCACTCGACGAGCCCCGGCCCAGCGCCGGGGCTCACGCGCGAGAGGAGCCGGGCGTGAGCGGAGGCTGGAAGGGCTCGGATCGGCGGAAGCGGCTCCCGCCCGGCTGGGCGAAGATCCGCGCGCGCATCCTCGAACGCGACCCCGTGTGCAAGATCTGCGGCGTCCGCCCGAGCGCGTTCTGCGACCACATCATCGCCAAGGCCGACGACCACAGCGACACCGGACTCCAAGGCGTCTGCGGCCCCTGCCACGACCAGAAGAGCAGCGCCGAGGGGAACGCGGCCTGCCGCGAAAACCCCCCGCCCTCACGGAAACGGCCGCCCGAGCAACACCCCGGCCTCCTCTGAAAGGAGACCCGGTGCCCACCTACCTCATCACCCCCGCCGAGAATGGTGGCGGAGACGTGCTCATCGAAGACGACGCCCTCGTACTCACCCTCACCGAACGGTGGGCGCGCTTCTCCGACGCCGACGGCATCGTCCTCGCGCTGCCCGTCGAGCAGATCGCCTCGATCCAGCGGGTAGACGAAGACGAAGACCAGCAGGAGCCCGCGCCGCGAGAGGAGTGATCCACCGTGGCCAGCAAAGGACGAAGCCGACGCGGAGGCGGCGCCGAAACGCTGCGACAGTACTGGAGCACAGGCGGAGCAGGCGGGGCCAAGATCCGATGGGGCACCCCAGGAGACTGGACCCGCTGCACCAAGCAGCTCAGCAAGTACCTCGGACCGCGAGCCAAGGGCTACTGCCAGCGCATGCACAAGCGCAACACCGGCGTCTACACCGGCAGTCGAGCCAACGTCGGCCGGCGCCGGTAGCGGAGCAGCGCGGAGGTGAGCATGGACCTCACCGACGTGGAGCACCGAGCACAGGGCATCGCCGACCAGGCGCACGACCCCGAAGCCGCACACCTCGCCGAGGACACGCTCCTAGTCGACGTGCTCACCGAGATCGCCACGACCTCGACCGACCAGCGAGCCCGAGCGCTCGCCCGCGCAGCGCTCGCCACCCAAGATCATGAGCGCGAGCGCTGGTACGCCTGACCCGGGGGGTGACCCCCCTCCCCGCCCCCTTGAGGGATCGGGGCCGTATAGCACCTGACCCCGTGTACGGGTTCCCTAGGCCGCTGACCTGCGGAGATGCCGAACGGGCCTCACCCCCTCCCCACCCCTCCAATCGGTCGCATTTCGGTAACGGCGCAGGCAGAAAGCCTGTATCCGTAACGCACGATGGGTAGACTGGCCGCATGACGACGACCGCTCTCCACCCCGCGTGCACTCGCTGCGCCGGTCCGCTCCCGTTGCGGGCTCGGGCGGACGCGCGGTTCTGCTCGGGCGCGTGCCGTCAGGCCGCGTACCGCGCGCGGCGAACGGCGGAGCGGTCGCGGGTGGAGGCGGAGCAGGCCGCGCGGGTCCCGGCCGAGCTGCGGTCGCGATCCCGCTGGGTGCGGTACTCGGCGCGGAAGGTGCCCCTGCGGGTGGACGGCCGGTTCGCGGCCGTGGACGACCCGTCGTCGTGGTCGGACTACCCGTCTGCCGCGCGGGCGACGGCCGGTGAGGGCGTGGGTTTCGTCCTGACGGCCTCGGACCGCGTTGTCGTAGTGGACCTGGATCACGCGGTGGAGCGTGGCCGGGTGCTGCCGTGGGCGCAGCGGATCGTGGACGCGCTGCCTCCGACGTACATGGAGCGCGGCCGGTCCGGCTCGGGCCTGCACTTGTGGTTCCGCGGCTCGGTTCCGGCCGGGCGCCGGTGGCGCCGCGGCGAGTTGGCGGTCGAGGCGTACTCGGACCGCCGCTACATGATCGTGGGCGACCGGGTCTCCGGTACGCCTCTCAGCCTTGCCGAGCTGCCGGATGCGGCGGCTCGGATCGCCTCGCTGGTCTGACGCCCCGGAGGCGTCTCCGGGCGGGGCTCGTTTACCCGCCCGGCGCCCTGGTGGCGCCCTGGACCCTGGAGGTCGATGTGGGCGCTCATGGACCTATCCCGAAGCGCAGCGAGGAGCGGCGTCGCCGCAACAAGGGCGACGGGCCGGCGGTCGTGCAGGCCGCGTCGGGCCCGCCGGAGGATCTGCCGGACCTGCCCGAGCCCGACCCGCTGTGGCACCCGATCGCGACGGACTTCTACCTGTCGCTGAGGGAGTCCGGCCAAGCCGGTTTCTATCAGCCGTCGGACTGGGCTGTCGCCCGGTACGTCACCGAGCTGATGTCGCGGGGCCTGTCGTCGGACCGGCCGCCGAACGGCCAGTACGTGGCGGCGCTCAACAGCGCGATGTCGTCCCTGTTGGCGACCGAGGGAGATCGGCGCCGGGCCCGGATCGAGCTGGAGCGGAAGAAGCCGGCGCCGACGCTGGCGTCGGTGAGTCCGCTGGATGCATACCGTGACCTGGCGGGGGGCTGACGTGCTGAAGTACGTGGTCTGCGCAGGGCGCAGCGAAGAGGCACGCGCGTGGGCCCGGTCGCACGGTGTCCCGCAGCGCCAGTGCATCTACGCCGGTTCGGTACGGAAGCTGGACGGCCTCCGAGACTTCGCGGTGGTACGGCTACGGAGCTTCTTCGACCGTCGCGACCGCGATGAGATCGAGGCGGTCCTGCGGCGCTGCGAGATGAAGACGCCGTCACCCCTGGTCGGTAGTCGTGGCGATGGAGACTGAGGCGCCGCCCCCTGAGGTTCCTGCGGTTGTCGAGCCATCGATCATCGGCCCGACGTGGCGCCGAGGCGCCGACGGCCGGTTCGTCCTCCCGGAGTACACGCTGGGTTGGCACGCGCTCGCGTGGACGCGGACATACCTCCAGCACTACGTGGGCAGGCCGTGGCAGTACACGCCGGAACAGGCCCGCCTGACGCTGTGGTGGTACGCGCTCGACCCGGCGACGAACCGCTTCCTGTGGCGCGACGGCGTGATCCAGCGCCTGAAGGGCTGGGGCAAGGACCCGCTGATCGCCACCTGGTCGGCCTTCGAGTTTGTCGGCCCGTGCCGCTTTGGCGAGGTCGCCGAGGAGGGCAACCTCTGGGGCGTCCCCGCCGGTCAGCCGCTGGGCGTGCAGCACCCGGCGGCGTGGGTGCAGATCGCTGCGGTGTCGCAGGACCAGACGCGGAACACGATGACCTTGTTCCCGAGCATCCTCACCAAGCGGGCGATCGAGGAGTACCGGATCGACCTCGGCAAGGAGATCATCTACGCGGACCGCGGCCGGGCCCGGATCGAGGCGGTCACCTCCTCGCCGCGCGCGCTGGAGGGCGGTCGGCCGACGGCCGTGAACCTCGGCGAGACCCACCACTGGCTGGAGTCGAACCAGGGTCACGAGATGGCCGCGGTCATCGAGCGCAACGCGACGAAGTCGGCGGACGGTCAGTCGCGGACGCTGGCGAACACGAACGCTTACGAGCCCGGCGAGGACAGCGTCGCGGAGCGGACCAGGGAAGCGTTCGAGTCGGCGGAGGCCGGGCGGAGCGCGGACACGGGCCTCTTCTACGACAGTTTGGAGGCGCCGGCCGAGGCGCTGCTGACGGAGGAGTGGATCGAGCCGACGCTGCGGGCGGTGCGCGGTGATTCGACGTGGCTGGACATCGAGCGGTTGAAGGCGTCGATCCTCGACGTGCGCAACCCTCCCAGCCGGTCCCGCCGCTTCTGGTTCAACCAGGTCGTCGCGGCGGAGGATGCCTTCCTCGCGCCTTACGAGTGGGACGCCTGCCTGCGCGAGGGCATCGAACTCGCCGACAGCGGCGAGCTGGTGCTGTTCTTCGACGGGTCTAAGAGCGACGACGCGACCGCCTTGGTGGGCTGCCGCCTGTCGGACGGACACCTGGTCCAACTCGGCGTGTGGCAGCGGCCTGCGGGCTGGCCCGAGAACCGCCCCTGGCGGGTTCCCCGCGAGGAGGTGGACGGCGTGGTCGAGCAGACCTTCCACCGCTTCAAGCCGATCGCGTTCTTCGCGGACCCGGGCGCTGGCCAGGACGATGCGGACGGCGAGCGGTACTGGGACGGCTACATCGACGCGTGGGCGCAGCGATACGGGAAGCGGCTGAAGCTGAAGGCCGTGACTTCCGGGGCGCGAGCGCACGCGGTCCTGTGGGATATGCGCGACCCGCGCAATCAGCAGACGTTCACCGAGGGCGTGGACCGCTTCTACCGGGACGTGCTGGAGCGGCAGCTCACGCACGACGGCAGTAAGGAGCTGCGGCGGCACATCGGCAACGCTCGGCGCCGCACGAACCGGTGGGGCTACACGATCGGCAAGGAGCACCGCGAGTCCTCTCGCAAGGTCGACCTCGCGGTGTGCGCGGTCGGCGCGCGGATGCTGCGCCGCTTGGTGCTGAACAGCCCGGCGTGGGCGAAGCGGAGCAAGGTGCGCGGCAAGGGACGGGTGGTGGTGCTCCGATGACGACGATCGCCCCCGAGTTGCCGCTGACGTTCCTGTCGGAGGATGAGCTGTCGCTGATCACGGCGCTCCGCTCGGACCTCCAGACGCACCGGTTCCGCCTGGAGCTGCTGGACTCCTACTTCAACGGCGAGCAGCTCGTTCGTGATCTGGGCATCTCGATCCCGCCGCAGCTCAAGGGGCTGCATACGGTGATCGGGTGGCCGAGGATCGGTGTGGAGTCTCTGGAGAGACGCCTCGATCTGGAGGCGTTCCGGTGGGCGGATGGCTCGGACAGCTCGGAGCTGGCGGAGATCGCCGAGGCGAACGACCTGTACGACGAGGCGAGCCTCGCGCATCTGGACGCGCTGACCTACGGCCGGGAGTACGTGACGGTCGGATCCGCCGACGGCGACGCCCCGCCGCTGATCACCTTCGAGAGCCCGCTCGACATGACGCTGTTCTGGGACGCGCGGCTGCGCGTGGCGACGGCTGCCCTGCGAGAGTCCGTTGAGGACGGCGTGCGCATCGTGACGCTGTACACGCCGAGCCAGACAGTGTGGGCGGCCGAGACGTCGACCGGCGGCTACGAGGTTTTCGACCGGGACCTGCACGGCCTCGGTGTGGTGCCGGTGGTGCGCATGGCGAACCGGCAGCGCACGGCTGACAGGATCGGGAAGAGCGAGATCACGCCGGAGGTCATGTCCATCACGGACGCGGCCTGCCGCCGCCTGATGGGCATGGAGGTCGCCGCCGAGTTCTTCGGGGCGCCGCAGAGGTACATCCTCGGCGCGAGCGAGTCGGCTTTCCAGGACGCTGAGGGCAATACGAAGAGTGCGTGGGAGACGTACATCGGCCGCGTCCTCGCCCTGGAGCGGGACGAGGACGGGAACGTTCCGACCGTCGACCAGTTCGCCGCGCACGACCCATCCGGCATGACGAAGATCATCGACCTGTACGCGCGGATCATGGCGTCGCAACTCTCCGTGGCGCCACACGTGTTGGGCTACAGCAGCGACAATCCCGCCTCGGCGGACGCGATCCGGTACGCGGACAACGGCCAAGTGAAGAAGGCTGAGCGGTGCATCCGTCGGTTCTCGACGACGCATCGGGACGCGATGCGTCTCGCGCTGTGGGTCCGGGACGGGGAGCCGCCGGACAAGGCGCGCCGCATCGACACCGTGTGGCGCAACCCCGCGACCCCGACGATCGCGGCCCAGACGGACGCCGCCGTCAAGCTCGTCGAGGCGGGCATCCTTCCGGCGGACGGTGACGTGGTGCTGGAGATGGCCGGGCTCACGGAGGATCAGCGACAGCGGGTGCAGGCGGAGCGCCGGCGCTCGGGCGCGACCGGGACGGGGCAGTCGCTCATGGACCGGCTCGCAGCGCTGAACGACCAGCCGCCGGGCCTGCCGGAGGCGCCCGATGGCGACGGTCTCTGACGGTGACGCGGACCGGTACCGGGCGGCGCAGCGCGCGCTGACGCGGCTCCTGCTGCGGGACGCGCGCGGGGCGCGGCGGCTCTTGGTCCCGTCGCGGCTGCGGCAGACGATGCCGGACTGGATCGCGGCCGTGCACGCACTGGTCACGCAGTACGGGCGGACGTCGGCGGCGCTGGGCGCTGAGTGGTACGACGCTCAGCGGGCTGCGGCCCGCGCGCCGGGGCCGTTCACGGTGCCGATCGCGGAAGGGCCGCCGGAGGAGCAGACGACCGAGGCGCTCCGCTGGGCCACGAATGACCTGTGGCCGAGCGAGGGCGGCGAGCAGCGAGCGTCGACCGTGCTGCTGGATGCGGCCTTCAAGAAGGCGGACGGCGCGACGCAGAAGTTGGTCGCGGATACCGGCCGGGCGACGGTGCGGCAGGCGGCGCGGCAGGATCGCGCCGCTGTCGGGTACGCGCGGGCGGCGTCGCGCGGGGCGTGCTCGTTCTGCAAGTTGATGGCCTCGCGCGGGATGGTCTACAAGACCGCGCAGTCCGCCGGACGGGACGCGAACGACCGATTCTCGGGCGATGCCTCGGTGGTCAAGTTCCACGACAACTGCCACTGCGCGCTCATCACCGTCTTCCGGGGACAGACCTTCGAGCTGTCCCCACACGCTTCCGAGTGGGATCGCCTGTACCGGGAGTACGCGGCGCCCTACCCGGGTGACCAGCTCCGCCGCTTCCGGCGGGCGCTGGCGGAGCACGACAGCAATCCGCTGCCCGGCTCCAACTGATCAACCCCTTACCTGGCCGCCCTGGAGGCGGCCTTTCTCATGCCCCAGGAGGGCGACTCAGCCATGCCCGAAGAGACCGAGACCGAGCAGGTCGAGCAGCAGCCGCAGGAGCCGGACACCGCCGATGAGGCGGCGGCGACGGCCGAGGAGCCGTTCGACGCTGACCGGGCGAAGAAGGCGCTGAGCAAGAAGAACTCGGAGAACGAGAACCTCCGCAGGCGCCTGAGGGAGCTGGAGCCGCTCGCGGCGAAGGCCCGCGAGCTGGAGGACGCGCAGAAGAGCGAGGCGGAGCGACTCACCGAGCAGCTCGCCGCCGAGCGAGAGCGCGCCGCGACAGCCACCCGCAGCGCCGTCTCCGCGCGCGTCGAGGCCCTCGCCGCGCGGACGTTCGCGGACCCGGAGGACGCGGCCGGCGCACTGGACCTGACGGCCTACATCGACGAGTCCGGCGCGATCGACACCGACCGCATCCAGGCCGACCTCGACGACCTGCTGAAGCGCAAGCCGCACTGGGCCCGCCCCGACGACAGCGGTCCGCGTCGTCCGGCGCCGGACCGCACGCAGGGCTCCTCGGGCAACGGCAGCCGCACACCTTCCGACCCCGGCGCCGTTTTCGGCGCCTTCATGAACCAGGCCCTGGAACGGGGCCGCTGAGAAAGGCAGCCAACTCATGGCTCACACCGACCCGATCAAGCTGAGCGACGTCGACCCGACGTTCCTTCCGGCCACGCTCACCGGTCCGATCTTCGACAAGAGCGTCGAGCAGTCCGCCGTGATGGCGCTGTCCCGGCGCGTCCCGCTGTCGATGTCCGCGAACACCGCGGTCCCGGTTCCGCTGGATGTCCCGACCGCCGACTGGGTCGACCAGGCCGGCCGGAAGCCGCTGGGCTCCGGCGGCATGGAGATCAAGCAGATGACCGGCAAGAAGATCGCCGTCCTCATCCCGGTGGCGATGGAGGTCGTTCAGTCGAACGCGGCCGGACTGTGGACGCAGCTCCAGAGCGACCTGCCGACCGCGTTCTCGCGCGCGTTCGACCGGGCAGCGATCCACGGCAAGACGATGAAGGGCGCGACCGGGCCCTTCGCGGACTACCTCGCTGACACGTCGAAGTCGGTCACGCTGGGCGCATCCTCGCAGGCGACGGGCGGGATCTGGAAGGACTTCGTCAACGGCATGGAGGACATCGTCGACGACGACTGGGACTACACCGGGACCGTCGCCGACCATCGCCTCCAGCCGAAGCTGATGGGCGCGACCGACACGACGGGCCGCCCGATCTTCGTGGAGACGCGGACGCCGGGCACGGACATGGCGATGGCCGGGTCCCTGATCGGGAACCCGCTCGCCTACTCGCGCGCGGTCAGCGGGAAGGTGCGACGGCAGTCGACCAGCGTGGACTCCGGGCTGCGCGCGATCGGTGGGGACTGGTCGCAGACGGCCTACGGCGTCGGCATGGACATCTCCGTGAAGATCAGCCGTGAGGCGACGTACATCGACGAGGACGGCGGTGTCCACAGCGCGTTCCAGGAGAACCTGGTGCTGCTCCTCGCGGAGGCGTACTACGGTTTCGTACTCGGCGACGTCGAGGCGTTCGTCAAGTACGTCGCGGCCCCGGCGGGTTCGTGATGGTGGCGGTCCCGGTCTCCGCGCCGGGCGGGACCGCGCCGCTCCGTATCGTCGCGCGCGTGCACGCGATGCCGCCACGGCACAACGCCGGCGCCGAGCACATGCTCACGTCGATGCTGCGCCCGCTGGTGGAGCGCGGGCATGACGTGAGTGTGTGGCTGTCCCGGTACACGGAGGACCGTGAGGTCTACGACTACCGAGGCATTCGTGTCGTCCCGCTCGCCGCCCGGCTGGACTTCGCGGAGGCGGCCCGCCGCGCGGACGTCCTTCTGTCGCATCTGGAGAACGTCCCCGCAGTGAGCGCGCTCGCGCGCGGGTACGGGCGGCCGTTCGTCGCGGTCGTGCACAATACGCACCGCCCCAGCTTCCGGCACATGGCGGCTGGGGGCACGGCGCTCGCGGTCTACAACTCGTTGTGGATGGAGGCGGAGGCGGAGTGCTTCTTCGGCGAGATGCCGGAGGCGGTCCGCCCAGACGCGTCCCTCGTGGTGCGCCCTCCGGTCGTCGCGGCCGACTACCGCACGCGGCCGGGCGAGTGCATCACCCTGATCAACTGCAACGAGGACAAGGGCGGGGATCTGCTGTGGCGGCTCGCCGCGCGGATGCCGGACCAGCAGTTCCTCGGCGTGCGGGGCGCCTACGGCGTGCAGGTCGAGCCGCCCGAGCCGTTGCCGAACCTGGAGTACGTGGACCACGTGCCGGGCGAGGAGATGGCCGAGCGCGTGTACGGGCGGACGCGGGTGCTGCTCATGCCCTCCCGGTACGAGTCGTGGGGTCGCACCGGGGTGGAGGCCCTGGCGTCGGGCATCCCGGTCGTCGCGCACCCGACGCCGGGCCTCGCCGAGTCTCTGGGCGAGGCGGGGATCTTCGCGGACCGCGACGACCTCGACGCCTGGCTCGTCACGCTAGAACGGCTCCTGGAGCCGACGGAGTGGCGTGCGGCGTCGCGGCGGGCGAAGGCCCGATCGAAAGCCCTCGACCCGACGGCTGATCTGGCGTCGTGGTGCGAGGCGATCGAGGAGTTGGGAGGTCGTCGTGGCGTTCGTCGCTCCCACCGCCGAGCAGCTCGGGTTGTATCTCGGGCTGCCTGAGATTGAGGGTGCCCGCGCGGACTTGTTGATCGCGCAGGCGGTTGCGCTCGCGGAGACGGTGGTGCGTCCGCTTCCGGACCAGGCTACGGCTGTGGTGCTGTCGGTCGCCGGGCGCGCCTACGTGAACCCGCAGCAGGTGTCTTACGAGACCATCGGCCCGATGTCGGTGCAGCGCCCGTCCGGCTCGGGCGGCCTGTACCTGACGAGGGCGGACAAGGTTGCGCTCAAGGGGATCGCGGGCAGGGGCGGCGCGTTCACCGTGGACCCGACGCCGGAGACCGCGGACCCGTCGCCGACGTGGCCGATTGACTCGGATGCGGGACCGGGGCTGGAGTACGAGCCCGGGTGGGGGTGGGTCTGATGCCCGCCCCGTACCCGTTCGGGGAGACGGTGGTGCGCCTGCGGCGCGGGCCGTCGCCGGGCCGGGACCCGCGTGGACAGCCGCTCCCCGGGCTCCTGGAAGAAATGCCGATCGACGGCTGCGTGGTGACGCCGCGCGCGGAGACCCCGCCCGTGGGCGGTGCAGAGCAACAAGGCCGGGACACGGTGATTGTCGGCTGGACCGTGTACGCCCCGCCCGGCAGCGACTGGCGGACCACGGATCAGGCGCGCGTCCGGGGCGTGGTCTGCGAGATCACCGGCGAGCCCGGCGACTGGGGCCGCAACCCCTTCACCGGCCTCGCGGGGCCGGTCCAGTTCGCCGCCGACCGCGTGACGGGATGAGGAGGATGCTGTGGCTCAGGCCAGATTCAAGATGCGCCGCCGAGGCATCGGGCAGCTACTGCGCAGCCCCATGATCCGCGCGGAGATGGAGCGCCGGGCCACCCTGATCGAGGCTGCGGCCATCGCCCTGTCTCCCGTCGGCGGGGCAGGCGATCCGACCCCTGGCCACTACAAGGGCTCGTGGTCGACGTCGTCGACGAGCCGCGGCGGGCGCCGGCGGGATCGCGCGACGGCGACCGTGCGGAACGGTGCGTACTACGCCCGCTGGGTGGAGTACGGCACCGAGAACTACCCCGCCCACCACGTGCTGCTGCGCGCTGCACGAGCGGGAGGCGGCTGATGGCGCCGGTCGGGAGCGTCGATGTCGAGCTGCTACTGATCGGCTGGCTCCAGGAGCGCCTGCCCGACGTGGTGGTGCGCGACGAGCTGGACAACAGCCTCGCCGAGGAGCTGCCGACGGTGCAGGTGCAGCGGGTCGGCGGCGACGATGATGGGCTGAGGCTTGATCGCGCGCTCGTCGACGTCGACGTGTACGCGGCGACGCGCGCCGAGGCGATCGCACTGTCGGCGACGATCCGTGGGCTGCTCCTGACCGCGCGCGGATCAGTGACCGCCACGGCGGTTCTCGGTCGCGTCGGCACCATCTCGGCGCCTGCCGCGCGCCCCTACGAGAACACGTCGCTCCGCCGCGTCGGGGCGACCTACGAGATCTACTGTCACCCGGTCTCCTGACCGTCGGGCCCGCGCCGGACCCCTTCCCTCAACCCCGCCGCCGTGCGGGGTTTTCGCATGTCTGGAGACCCTCATGGTTTCGATCACCCGCGCGGCGGACCTCACCGTCATCGGCGCGAACGGCGGCGGCTGGGTGTCGGATGTCGGCACGACGGCGCCGGATTCGCCGATGACGCAGCCCGTCGCCCCGTGGCGCCCGCTCGGCGCCATCTCGGACGACGGCCTGGTGTACGGCTTCGACGAGGACTCGCAGGAGTTCACGCCGTGGGGCCTGACGTCGCCGTTCCGCACGCAGATCACGAAGTCGGTGCGGACGTTCGGGCTGACGCTGTGGGAGACCGGCCGCACCACCGTGCAGTCGATCATGTACCGCATTCCCGAGGCGGACCTCACGCCCGACACGGACGGGCTCACCTCGTTCGCGGAGACCGCGTCGCCGACGCCGGACCGGCGGGCCTGGTGGTTCGTCGTGATCGACGGCAGCAGCGCGAAGGGCTTCTACGTCCCGCAGGGCGAGATCTCCGACCGCAGCGACGTGACCTTCAAGCAGGACGAGATGAGCGGCTACGAGATCACCGTGACCGCATACCCGGACGAGGCGGGCAACACCGTCTACCACACCGACCTGGTCCCCGCGACGCCGACGGCGCCCGCGTCCTGACCCCTGAGCTGGTGGGTGGGCCGACACGTTGGCGCGGGCCCGGCCCACCCACCTCACACCCCATGCCCGCGCCCTATGACCCCAGGAGGTCCGCGCCATGCCCGAGATCCAGACCGCCGCCGAGGCTCAGGAAGCCGACGCGACCGGCCACTACATCACCGCCGAACTCTGCGGGGAGACCGTCGAGATGGTCCCTGGCGGCGCGTGGAGGCAGTCCGCGATGCGCGCGCTGCGGGACGGCGACTTCGACCGCTTCTTCGAGTCCGTGATGAGCCCCGCGTCCTACGAGCGGTACCTCGACCTCGACCCGACCAACGACGAGGTCGCCGAGCTGATGGAGACCGCTGGCGCATCCGGGGAGGCGGCGGGAAAAACCTCTGGGCCGCGGCAGTCGTCGAGGCCCACCCGGAAGCGGTAGAGGGCGACTTCGCCTTCCATTACGCGCGCGACCGCGACCAGATCGACGCGTGGTGGCGGGACGAGATGTCGGCTCGCCGCCTCCGCGTCCTGCTGGAGCGTTTGCCTCCGGAGAGCGCGACGATGACCGCGCTCCGCAACGCGACACCCGACGAGGTCCTCGCGGAGCAGGCTGAGCGCGGGGAGCCGGAGCGGGGTCGCTGGTCGCAGCAGGAGCAGTTGCTCGCGCTGCTCGTTGACCACGTCGCCCGCCTCTCGTACATCACCCTGCTCGCGAACTCCTCGGGCAAGGGCGCGAAGAAGCCGTCTCCGCCGGAGCCGATCCGGCGGCCGGGCGCGCGCCCGCCGAAGCCCAAACAGCAGATGACCGACGAGGGCGCGCAGGCGCTCTTCACGCTGATCAACGGGGGCGCCGCGTAGCGCCACGGAGGGAGGCTCCGTGGCCGCAATCAATGTCGGCTCGGTCGAGGTCGACGTACTCCCCTCGATGCGGGGCGTCTACCAGCGCATGCAGGCGGGCCTCGTACCGCCAGCGAACCGGGTGGGCGAGGAGATGGGGAGGGTCCTCGGGCGGCGCATTGCGACCGAGGTGGCGTCCGGAGTACAGGACGGTCTGTCGCGTGGGGCATCCCAGGCACAGACGACCGCAGCCCGCGGCGGCCAGCGCACGGGGTCGACGTTCGCGCGGACCCTGCGCGCCACGCTGGAGGGCGCGCTCCGCAACCTCCCCGAGGTGCGGCTGACGGCGAATGCGACCGACGCCGAGCGGGAGATCTACCAGATCCGCGAGCAGATCCGCACGCTCTCGGACGCGCGCATCGGCATCGACATCTCCTCGGCCGAGGCGGTCGCGGTCATCGAGCGGATGCAGGCGCGTCTGGAGCGGCTCTCTGCCTCGGACGCGAACATCCAGGTGCGCGTGGATGCCGCGTCGGCGGCGGCTGAGCTGGCGGGCATGCAGGCGGCGGTGAACCGGCTCGACGGTGAGACCGCCGAGGTGAACGTCCGCGTCGACACGGGGGCGGCCCTCGCGGCGCTGGCCGGGCTCACGGTGGCGCTCGCGGGCGTCGCGGCGATCCCTGCAGTCCCGGTCCTCGCGGCCGGGCTCGGCTCCATCGCGGCTGCCGGTGTGGCGGCGAGCGTCGGCGTCGGCGCGCTCGCGGCGGTCGCGGTCCCGGCGTTCAAGGGGATCTCCGGCGCGCTCCAGGCGCAGAAGGCGGCTCAGGACGCGGCGACGACGAGCACGTCGAGCGGCGGTGCTGCCGCGTCGCAGGCGGCGTCGAAGGCGCTCCAGCTCGCGGGCGCGCAGCAGGCCCTCGCGACGGCGCACCGGAATGCGGCCCGCCAGATCGGGCAGGCCGAGCAGGGTGTCGCGGACGCGGAGCGGTCGGCGGCGGAGGCGTCGCGGACGGCCGCGCAGCAGGTGAAGCAGGCGAAGAGGGCCCTTGCGGATGCCGTGCAGCAGGCGGCGGACCGTCAGGAGGCGGCGGCGGAGGGCGTGGCGCGCGCCGAGGAATCCCTCGCGGACGCCCAGAAGGGCGCGAGGCAGGCGCAGCAGGACCTCACGCAGGCCCGGAAGGATGCGACGGCCGAGCTGGAGGAGCTGGGCGACCGGCTCGCGGACGCTCGACTCTCCGAGCGGGACGCGACGCTCGACGTACAGGAGGCGCAGGAGAAGCTCCGCGCCACGCAAGCGGTCGGGTCGAAGGCCACCTTGCTGGAGCAGCAGCGCGCGCAGCTCCAGCTCGACCAGGCCACGCAGCGACTGAAGGAGCAGAAGCAGGAGACCGCGAGCCTCGCCGCGCAGAAGAAGGCGGCGGACAAGGCCGGCGTCGAGGGCTCGGACACGGTGCGTTCCGCGCAGGAGCGTCTCGCCGCCGCGCAGGAGACCGTCGGCGACCAGCAGCAGGCACTCGCGAAGGCTCAGCAGGATGCGGCGCGGCAGCAGGTCGACAACACGAAGCAGATCGCGGCGGCGCAGGACAAGGTCGCCGAGGCGCAGCGCAACGTCTCGAAGACCCAGGAGGACGGTGCTCGCGCGGTGGCGCGCGCGCAGCAGCAGCTGGTGACGGCGCAGGAGTCGGCGGCGGACTCGATCGCGTCCGCGCAGCGGCAGATCCAGTCCGCGCAGCTCAGCACCGCGTCGAGCACGAGCACGGCTTCCTCTGCACAGCAGAAGTACAACGCGGCTCTCGCGGACCTGTCTCCGGCGGCGCGGGCGACGTTCGACGCGGTCGGCCGCCTGAAGAGCGCGTTCACGTCGTGGTCGGAGGCGCTTCAGCCGCAGGTGATGCCCCTCTTCACGCGGGCCATAGACGGGCTCCGCAAGTCTCTGCCCGCGCTCACCCCGTTCGTGGTCGCCGCCGCGGCTGCGGTCTCGGATCTCCAGGACCGTTTCTCCCGCAACGTCAAGTCCCCGTGGATGAAGAGCTTCGTCGCTGACCTGCGCCGGGCGTCTGGCCCGGCCATCACCGGGCTCGGCGTGGCCTTCGGCGACGTGCTCAAGGGGATGGCGGGCATCGTCGACGCCTTCCTCCCGCACATGGATGCGATCTCCTCCGAGATGCAGCGGATCACGAAGCGCTTCGCCACCTGGGGCACGAGCTTGAAGGGATCGCCCGCCTTCGAGAACTTCCTCGCCTACGCGGCGCGGATGGCACCGGTCTTGGCCTCAGCGCTCGGCAGCATCGCCGAAGCGGGTCTGCGGGTGGCACAGGCACTCTCGCCCCTGTCGGGACCCGCGATTGAGGCGCTGGGGAAGGTGGCCTCGTTGATCGGGTGGATCGCCGAGCACGCGCCGTGGGCGGTACAGGGCCTGTATCTGCTGTACGTCGCGACGAAGCTCTGGACGATCGCCACCGTCGCGGCAGCGGCAGCGCAGCGTGCGTGGGCCGTCGCCGTTGGGCTTTTCAACTTGGCGATGCGCGTTTCCCCGATCGGCTGGGTTCTTACGTTGATCGGTCTGCTCGTCACCGCCGTGACGCTGATCGCGACGAAGACCGATTGGTTTCAGAAACTCTGGAGGGTCGCCTGGGGCGGCATCAAGGTTGCCGTGTCACAAACTTGGGATCATGTACTTAAGCCGTCGTTCGAGGGCATAAAGATCGGCCTCTCGGCGATCGGTACCGGAGCGCTTCACTTGTGGCGCGGGGCTATCCAGCCGGCCTTCAGCGGGATAGCGGCTGGCGCACGGCTGCTGTGGTCCGGGATCGACTTTGCCCTGGTCACTCCAATGCTTGAGGGGGCCCGGGAGCTGGGCAGTATGTTCTCCTGGCTCTGGCGGGAGGGAATCAAGCCCTCCTTCGATGGGATCTCGGCTGGCGCGCGGGTTCTCGGAGTGGCCGTAGATGTCCTTTTGATCAAGCCGATGCGTATCGCTATCGCGATCTTGAGTGATTCGGTGCGCGGTCTCTGGGTTGGGGCGGTAAAGCCGACGTTCGACGGTATTGCCGCGTCGGCCCGCTGGCTCTACGTCAAGGGAATCAAGCCTGTATTCAACGGAATTTCGGCGGTCGTCAAGTTCTGGTGGAAAGTTAACTCCGCCATTTTCAAGACCGCCGCCGCGTTCGTGAGGAACGTCCTCGGCCCGGCCTTCAAGTGGCTGTATGACAAGGCCGTGAGGCCCGCCTTGAACGGCATCCGGTCGGCGGTCGCCGCGTGGTGGAGGAACACGAAGGCCAACCTTCAGGCCGCCGTGGACTTCGTGCGGCGCATCCTCGGGCCGGTCTTCACCTGGCTTCGCGACAAGATCATCAAGCCGGTGTGGTCTGGGATCAAGTCGACGATCAGCACGACCTACACGCGCGGCATCAAGCCCGTCTTCGAGGGCCTGAAGACCGCCGTGCGCGCGGTCGCCACTGCCTTCGATCGGGCGAAGACCGCGATCGGGAAGTCCTGGAAGGGGCTCAAGGGGCTCGCGAAAGAGCCCGTCAACTTTGTGATCGACACGGTCTACAACCACGGCATCAAGGCCGTGTGGGACAAGGTCGTGTCAGCCTTCGGCGGCACGAAGCTCCCGAAGGTCTCGAAGCTCGCGACGGGCGGCGTGCTGCCCGGCTACACCCCGGGCAAGGACATCCACCTCGCGGCCTTGAGCGGCGGCGAGGCGGTCATGCGCCCGGAGTGGACCCGCGCGGTCGGCCCCGGCTACGTCGACGCGATGAACGCGGCGGCGCGCGGTGGTGGCGTCCAGGGCGTACAGAAGGCGCTCGGCCTGCCGGGCTTCGCGCTCGGCGGCATCTTCAAGGGCATCGGGAGCGTCGCGAGCGGCGCGTGGGACAAGGCGAAGGCCGGCGCGTCGTGGCTCAAGGACACCTTCGGTAGCGCCATCAAGGCAGGCGCCTCGAAGGTCATCAACCCGCTGATCTCCCAAATCCCGGGCGACGGCGGCGTCACGAAGCTCCTGAAGAGCCTCGCGAAGGCGGCCGTCAAGTCCCTCGTCGGCGCGGGCAAGAAGGGCGACGAGGAGGGCGGCGGCGGATCGCTCGGCGGGGTCATCCCGACCGGGCGCCGGAAGGCGATCATCTCGCAGGCCCTCGCCGCCGCCCACGTCCCGCCCCCGGGGACGCTCGGGCAGTGGCTCGCCGGGATGAACACCCTCATCACGCGCGAGTCCGGCTGGAACGCGAGCGCGATCAACAGGTGGGACACCAACGCGATGATGGGCATGCCGTCGCAGGGGCTGGCCCAGACGATCCCGGGGACGTTCAACGCCTACGTGCCGAAGTCGCTGCGCTCGCGCGGCATCCTCGACCCGGTCGCGAACGTCGCCGCCGCCATCCGCTACATCGTGTCGCGGTACGGGGACATCACCCGCGTCCAGCAGGCGAACGCAAACCGGCCGCCCGCCGGGTACGACTCGGGCGGCTACCTCCAGCCCGGCCTGAACCTCGCCTACAACGGCACGGGTCGGCCGGAGCCCGTCTTCACCCGGCAGCAGGCCGGCGCCCTCATGAGCCGGGCGGCGACCGGTCCGACATCGGGCGTGGCCCGCTTCGAGGGCGACCTCTACCTCGACAGCGGCGAGTTCCTCGGTCGCGTGCGGGGCGAGGCCGCCGAAGTCATGCAGCAGGGGCAGCGCGACTTGCTGTCCGCGATCCGCGCGAGCTGAGAGGAGCACCATGGCGATCCCCGGGAATCTCCTCAGCGCGGCGACGGAGAGCATGGACCCGTCGCCGACGGCGGGCTGGCGCCCCCGCCAGAACTCGACGATCAGCACGGGGGCGGGCGGGCGGAACGGCCCGAACTGCCTGCTGATGCGGTCGTCGGCGGCGGGCGCCATGAGCGTCGAGACGATCTCGGCGTACCCCGTCACCGCAGGCCAGACGTACCAGGTTTTCGCGGATGCGGCGGGTGCGGATCAGCCGGAGCGCATCGGGATCGAGTGGCTCGATGACACGTACACGCCGGTCGGGAGCATGACGTGGGCGCTGACAACGTCTGCGGCTTCGTCGAGCTGGCACCGCATCGGGGTGGCGGGTTCGGCCCCTGCGGGCGCGACCCGGGCGCGGGTTGTGGTGCAGTCCACGACCACGGCCGCGAACCGCGTGCAGTACGTGGAGAACGTCTACTTCGGCGCCCCGATCCGCACCCCGGGGAACCTGCTGCCCTTCGCGACGGAGAGCAGCGAGGTCGCGGTCGGGGACTGGACGGTCCTCGCGAACGCGACGCTGAGCAGGCAGGTGCTGCCGCTGTCGTGGGGCGTGGACACCTACACGGCTGGCGGTCACGTCCTCGCGGTCACCGCCACGGCGGCGGGGAACGCGGCGGTCCTCGCGACGGGTGGCCCGCGGGTCACGCCGGGCCAGGAGTACGTGGCCTACGCCTACCTGCAGCCGCCCACGGTGGCCAGCTCGTGCTGGATTGAGCTGCGCACGTTCGACGCGTCCGGCAATCAGATCTCGGCGGACCGGAGCACGCTCGCGGCCCCGGCCTCGACGGGAATGTACCGGCAGCGCGCGAGCGCGGTCGCCCTCCCGAACGCGGCCACGGCGTCGGTCGCGGTGGGCATGGACGGTGCCGCGGCCGGCCAGGTCATGCGCGTCGAGACGGTCGTGCTCACCCCGGCGCCGCCGCTCGCTCCGGGTTCCGTCCTTCCGTACAAGGACGCCTCGTTCGAGCAGGGCGTCGGGGACTGGACGCGGGTCAGTGGCGCGGCGACGATCGCCCGCTCGACGCCGTGGGGGACCGCGGGTCTGGAGGGCTCGTACTCGCTGGCGGTCGCGTCGGCGTCGGCGGGAACGACGGTGATCCGCTCGGGCCGCCGCGCGGTGTCCGCGGTCGCGGGCGAGAACTGGCGCGCGAGCGTGAGCGCTTCGCCGGGCGCGGGTACGTTCGATGCGGTCGTCGCGCGGGCCCGCTGGTGGGACGCCTCAGGTGCGGACCTCGGGACGACCGGGACGACGCAGTGGTCGATCCCCGGCGCTGGGTGGTGGGCGCTCCAGTCGGACGGCGCAGTTCCTGCGGGGGCGGTCGAGGGCGCGGTGGAGGTCGTGCTCCCCGCGGTCACGCCGGGCGCGACGCTGTACCTGGACCGGGCGGCGCTCCGCGCGGTCCTGCCGCTGACCGAGCTGACCTCGCACGCCGACGACGGCTACGTCACGCTCGTCTTCCGTGAGCTGGCCGTGGGCCAGTTGATGAGCATCTACCGGATCACGCCGGACGGGCAGCGCGCCGCGGTGCGTGGCCCGGCGGGGCTGATCGTCGAGCAGCCGATCACGCAGGTGACGGTCACGCTGGAGGACCACGAAGCGCCGCTCGGCGTCCCGGTGTACTACCGGCTGGAGGTGCGGGACCCGTCCTCGACGGTCGCGGCGACCCGCTCGACGGGCACGGTGGAGATCGACCTCGACCGGCAGCTCTGCTGGCTCAAGGACCCGGGGAACCCGCAGCGCAACCTTGCGCTGATGGTGCAGCGGGCGCCGGACTGGGAGCGGCCGGTCGACCAGGCCGTCTACCGCGTCGCGGGCCGTCGCAACGCGGTGGTCCTGTCCGGGGTGCGCGGGGGCCTGGAGGGCGACCTCTCGATCTGGACCCGCTCGGATGAGGAACGCGCCGCCCTACATCTCCTGCTCGACCCGGGCTCGACGCTGCTCTGGCAGGCGATGCCCGGCATGGGCGTCAGCGACATGTACGTGCAGGTCGGGCAGGTGACCGAGGCGCGCACCGGGGGCGCGGCGCAGGAGCCGTGGCGCGCGTGGACGCTGCCGCTGACCGAGGCCGACCAGCCGGTCACCGTCGGCGTCGGCTCGGCGGTTGCATGGACCTGGGCCGATGTGATCGCGGAGTTCGCAACGGCGGCCGACGTTCTGAGGACGTTCGCGACCGCCGAGGCCCTGCTGTTGAACCGGAGGTGAGCGTGTATCCCGTCTCCTCTCGGTTCCTGGCTCGCCTCGCGGAGCCGCACCGGCCGGTCGTCCGGGCGCAGCTCTTCCTCACGACGGGCAAGGTCGTGGACTTGGAGGTGACGGGCGGCTCGGTGCAGGTGGACCGCGCGCAGGCGATCCGCCGCACCTGCACCGTCACGCTGCCGGACCCCGCACTGATCCCGCGCACCGCCGCCGACCAGCTCGCCACCTACGGGGCGCGGCTGCGCCTCGCGCGCGGTGTCGAGTACGGATACGGCCCCCCTGAGCTCGTGCCGCTCGGAGTGTTCCGGCTCGACAGTGTGGACGGCGACATCGCGCAGGGCCCCGTCACCCTCCAGGGGAAGAGCTTGGAGTGCGTCGTGCAGTCCGATCTCGCGACGACGACGTGGGGCACGGTCGGCACCGTCCAGGCGTCGATCAGCGCGATCATCCAGCACAGCCTGCCCGACGCCTCGATCATCTCCCGCATCGACCCCGTGACGGTGGGGTCGA